TCAGTAAATTATTAAATGTTTCAAAGTGAACAGCCTGGTTAATTGTTAATCCTGTACCAATCTCAGTATTGTAATCCTTTTGGATCTTACCATCACTGGTAGCGGTTATTATTGCTTCAGTACCGTCTTTTTCCCTGAATTGATAAAGACCATATATACGAGGATTATTTGTAATAATGGTACCATTTACATTATCAGTACCGCCTCGCTTAGACCTGCCAGATTTATGCAGATTTATATTACGGGTACCGTCGACCATATCATCGGCTGATATCAGGTCAGTATTCTTATTATTATTAAAACCACCTTCGTTACAATCAATAACAAATGTCTTGCCTATGTATTGAGCGAAAGCTGTGTTATCACTTACAGCTATAAATGATAATATAAATATACTTATTATTAGTTTTTTCATTTTAATTATCTATTATTAAAAGTTCAAATTCTACTGATGCAGCATACGTTCCATTGGCAGTTATGGCTAAATAACCTATATCTGTTTTCTCAGTGTAAACATCTGTAGTTTTATGATAAAACTGCCCAACGCCTTGAGTACCAACAGTAATATTTTGCACTCTCATTGTTCCAGAATAAGGAGTAGACACATCATCTGCATTTCCCCTTTTAAAGAAATAATAAGTAGTAGTCTTAGTACCACTAACATCAGACGAAAACGCCTGTGACAAAATATATGCAGTCTTACCTGACGGTACTGTATATGCGCCAATGAGAGATTGGCCTACAGGAAGCCCATTTGATATAACTATCTGTGCGTAAGTTGCCCCTGCTGATGCCACACGAATAGTAATAGTGCCAACATGAGAAGGTGCTGATGCCGTAGCATACGTCCCACTAGAAGATACATACGCTCTATATACCCTTAACCATGTACCTGATATTGCCACCGCAGTAAGACCATCTGTGGCATGTGATGCCGTAACTACCGTTTGTTCATCCCAATTTGCATCTAAACCAACAATAGTTATTTCCCTCATTCCAACATCATCTAGAGCATCTGCTGTATCACTTGATACAAACTCTAAAGATACAGCAGCAGTAGGTGTTTGATATATACCACCACTAGCTATTGGCATCAAACTATTAGATAATGCCTCATTTGATCCAAACTTATGAACAATAGAAGCACCTGTAACATTACCCTTTGCAACCTCTATTAAATAATCCCTTGTTATATCAAATCTTGCCTGACCGTATGAAGTTACAGGGATTAGACATAACGCAAATATTAATAATCTAAGTATAAGATTATTCACCACCAACCCTCCGTAGTTTCATACGTCAAAGTAACCATACCTTTACCAAAAGCCTTACTTGCATTTACACCATCAATAAATTCTGCACCATTTGGAGTAACTGTAACGTCATTTGAACCTGTATTAAATATTGGATATTCCCTACCATCAACGCCAACAGGTAATGTAACTGTAAAGGCTCCACCGTCAGTATCACATATCACTTTATGGTAAGTTGAATCAAGGGTAGTATTTGATGTTATCCTGGTTGTTTCTCTTATTACCCCTGATCCGGTTATTACTGTACCGGTTACATCTAATGAAGCCGAAGGCGTGCTAGTACCAATCCCCAATCTATCATTAGTATCATCCCAAAACAGATTATCATTGTCTTCTGTAAGTGAAGAGGCACCACCAAATATAATTGAACCAGTAGTAAAGTCATTGGTTATGTCTAAAATACTATTTGCTATATATTGCCTTCTCCCCGTAAAGTCATTACGTGTCTGTTTCTTAGCCATTACATCAGTTACGGTAGTAACCCCTACAACCGCCAAGAAACATATAAGAAAAGTAACGATTATTCTCTTCATTTAAAAACCCCTGTTAATATCTCCACGACCACCATATCTATAATTAGTATCCCTGGTAACAGCACAGTCAAGCTCCACCGGGCCTTCCAACTTCTCTATAGAATTATATTCCTCAAATTTTTCCTTACTTTCCTTAGCAATCCTACGCACATCATCACTTATTCTATTCTTAAGACCGCCAGCAAGCCCTAATGCAAGGTTATAAGTCAATGCCCTGTTTATCCCCAATGGCAGGCTCAGCGTGTCGGTAATAGCAGTTACTTCAGCAAGAGGTTTCTCTGATGTTATATGGAAATCATGTGCAATATCACACTCAGTATCAAACTTTATTTTACCAATAGGGTACTGAGGATCGTAATATAATCGCCTTGGCCTTACCTCTAATGACTTTAATCCAATATCTGTGTATTGAGTTTTGTTCATATAAACATCTATATGATAATCAAGGCTGTCTATCCGAAAATAAGCATCTGTTATTCTTAATGGTCTACCAGTAGCCGTAATCAAATCAGGACTATCTCCGGTCACACCAATAGTATAAATAGCCTGACCAGCCGTTAAAGTAAAGCTCTCTGTCACATAATACGGAACAATCAACCCTTCTATACTCCATGACGATAACATATCTTGAAACTCAATCAGGGCAGTAGCGCGATCAGCAGTAGAAATAGTTTTTTTGCCATGTTTACTAAATGCAGCATCAATTATTTGTTGTACTGTCCTATCCGGCATTTACTTCCTCCAAATCAACCCACCATATAGAATCGACAATATTCACCCTGTCACCAAACTTCTCATCAACCGCTTGCTTCACTCCTACATGATCTTCAGTATAATCATGTCCACATATTCTCTTTTTACATTTAGGTAGCCATGCATCAATATCTGCTTTACATTCCTCATAAGTATGACCAGCATCTATAAATACCATATCTACCTTAGTGCCGTTGAACCCTTTAGCAATCTTCATAGAATCACCTTTTAACACCTCAAGATTCTCATAATGACCAACATTTTTCATAAACTGGTCGTGTACGTCTAATCCTACTGTTGCAAGGGGCCGGGATAAGTCACTGTCTGTACCTGAGAAGTGGTCTACCGCATAGACAGTACCACTACAATAATCAAGTAGAGTTTTAGTGCTTCTGCCCTTCCAACATCCAACCTCAACTATAGATTCAGCCTCACCTGCAAATTTCCTTAATACTTCCTGTTCAGAAGGACTCATCCAGCCAGGTATTCCTTCATCAACAGCATCCATTTTATCAACTGCTCTACCCATAAGATGCTCATGAAAATTACCTTTGTACTCCCTGCTTCCTATATGAGTAAAAGTAAGCCTTGGTTCTACCATTACATCGCCACCCATATCAGTCCACTTCTTACAGAAGGCAGTATCCTCACCCCACCATTGACCATCATCAAACACCCTCATACCAATCTCAAAGAATGATAACATGTTATGGTTTCTGTCCGGTATCATTTTATAATGCCTAATCATCTTCTGGAAAACATTTCTTTGTATTCTCATAAAACCTGTAGGCGCTGAATGGACATATACAAGCCCTGTCTCTTCTTCCTTACAGTTTCTATTCGGCCTGTTAAAATCTATCAAAACAGGGTAATGTTCGAATAGTTGCTTCAACCTATAAGAACCTGCTACGATAGGCTTATCATATTTAATGATCTTCTCCATCGCATTGTTTTCAAATACAAGGTCAGCATCAACAAATAAAATATCTGTAGCATCTGATTCTAAGAACTTCTTCACACACGCATTTCTTGACCTGTCTATATAAAGTTCACTGTTATAAAATACCGTTACCTTATGCCCCTTACCCATCAAATTAATACAATTATTCAGCACAGCCTCCGAACACTTCCCGAAAACCTTATCCTCATACATTGTTATAGCTACAAATAAATGCATCAATTCTCCTTAATAAAGGCTCGGGGGAGGAAAGTTTCCTCGCCTCCCCCACCATTAGTTTATAATCCCGCTTCGGTAAGTATACCCAAATTATGAAGCGCGGTTGCTATCGCCAACACATCTGCCTTTAAAAGCGTAGTTGTAGTACCTGCTCCTAATGTAATAGTTGCCTTGACAATAGGAGTCTCTAGTCCATAATAGCCAAGCTTATCTGAAGGTGATTGCCCCATCACGCAGCCATCATCTCCACCATCTGATAATTGTTTTGTTCCCATGATAATATCCTCCTGAAATTCTATAAGTAAATCCTAAGTGCGAGAGCGATAAACACTCCCGCACCAGAATAATTTAATTGATATACCTACTTATCCCCTAACTCTGTCAGCCCATTCCGGCCTTAAGGTCTTGGTACCAAATACAACATCAATACGGGTAAAGAACTTGTCATTTATAATATCAGAACCATGCCAGATTCTCATTGGCACGCCCTCTATCACTTCCTGAGTCATTCTTTCACCTGGTTCCATATGGAGATCTGCAAATGCTATTGCGAATGCGTCCCTATGATATGCCAAGTTCTGAGGCTTAATGAGACTTGAAGCACCAGATCCACCACCAGTTGTATTGATAAGCGCCATTGAACCAGCAGTTCCCTTAAGTGACATATTCTGCTTCGCACCAGATGTATAGATGGTCGGAGAAATAGCGATAGTATCAGTAGAATCTAATGTCTTGTCTGCTGTAACTACAAACTGCTGTAAATAACCATACTCGGCCTTTGTTTCAAGGTTAATAGCCATAACGCCATCAGTAGTATCACCGATAGTAAAGATATCACCTTTTTTAAGTGTATCTGCATTATCAAACCCTGTAGTCACGAGAGTAGTAGCACCATTAACGAAAGTACCTGCCGATGTGTCTGTAACAGGCGTGGTGTCATCCCTCGTACCGTTCGTATGGTTAGGTACCATATTAGATTCATACCAGTCAAATCCAGCAGCATGGCCTAAGTTACCCTCAGAAAATGACTTTTCAATATCACTTGACTTATGAAAATAAGTGTTAAGTGCGTCCAGAACATTTATCATTGAGTCTGAGTCTGCAATGAAACTCCTACCGTCATCCGGTGCAAGATTCTGAGAAAGCCTTGCACCTGCTTTTCTGACAGCTAAAAGGCTTGCAGGGGTTGTCGCTGGCGTTCCAGTAAGATTGTAAACATCTCTGTATGAGTTTGTCATATAGATAGACTCACACTCTGCCGCTAACCTAGACATTGCAGGTTCAAGATACCTCTCTTCAAAATCCTGAACACTCATAGTCTTTTCAAGAGTAGTAAAGGAAGGCATGTCCACACCTCTTTGAGTAGCAACCGTCATTGTCTGTGAAGACTCTGAAATATCATTCACATTCATAGTTGCACCACTTCTCACAGTAAATTGATTTGGGTCTCTTATCAAAATACTGCCACCGTTTTTCACTCCCTCTCCAGGAAACTTCTTATCATACTGACGATCAGTTGTCTTAATGAACTTCAATTTATTATGGAATATTGCAAGAGCACGCCTTGTAATATCACCATCTGATAGTGTTTGTAATGTATTTGCCACGAAATCCTCCTCCCCGCATATGCGGTTACTTAGCTTTAATTATTTTTCGCTTGTAGCTTCAGCGTTTTATCTTTCTTCCACTCCCTATACCACTCATCAGCATCCTTTATTTTGTTCAGATCCTTAACAACAGTAGAATCTTCACCTTTTGCCGTCTCAAGTGGAGCAAGAGCCTTAGTCGTTTTCTTTCTTGTA